AGATTCCTCTACGTCTCGTGGGCTCGGAGATGTGTATAAGAGACAGAACAGAATGTTATGTCATATACAATAAGTACAGCACACTGTTGGTATGACAATGAAAGGATAATCGTAAAGATGTACTTCTTTGAAGGTATTCCATTTACCTTTGACGAAATGCCAGATGGACATCTTTACGATAAAGATTTAGTAGAAGAAGCAAATAAAAATAAGTCCTATGAAATAGACGATGTGTATAAAGGCTCCAACTATATGATTATGGAAGGAATGCATCCCTGTTTTGATAATATTGAGATTGAGAATCCAAAAGATTTGCCCGAAGACTTAATTCCTTTCTATGATGAGGAGGATTTTCTGGGATAAATAAATCATAGAAAATAGTATAGAAGCAGTAATACAATGCCTCTGAATAAATTAGACAATTTTATCAAGAACACTGAAGGTCGTATATTATATGTAAGTCCTGCAGATTTAGACGCAACAGACAGTATTGATAATACTGGTAACTCTCTTGCCAGACCCTTCAAAACTATTCAGAGAGCAATCTTAGAGTCGGCAAGATTTTCATATGTAAAAGGAAATAGTAACGATCTCATCGAGAAGACCACCATTCTTTTGATGCCTGGTGAGCACATTGTTGATAATAGACCAGGATTTTATATTAAAAATACAGGTGGACAAGCTAGAGTTATCTCTCGTAGTGGAGCAAATACTGCGGCACAGACTACTCTCAACTTAGATTTAAATACAAACTTTGATTTAACACAAGAAGATAATATTCTCTATAAGTTCAATAGTGTAAATGGTGGTGTCATTGTACCTAGAGGCACCTCTCTTGTCGGTCTTGATCTGAGAAAAACTAAAATCAGACCCCTATATGTTCCAAACCCAACTGATGTTGATGTAGATCCCTCTGCAATCTTTAGAATCACTGGTACTTGTTACTTCTGGCAGTTCTCTCTCTTTGATGGTTTAGAGTCTGGTACAGTCTATACAGATCCAGATGATTTCTCTGCAAATAATAAATCAAAACCAATTTTTTCGCACCATAAACTAACTTGCTTTGAGTATGCCGATGGTGTAAATAAGGTCATTAGAGGTGGAACAACCTATGATTTGACTGATCTTGATATGTATTATGCGAAACTTTCGAACGCATACAATACAGGATCAGGTAGTCCAGATAGAAATATTGATAGTAAGTATCCTGCCGAACCTGATGGATTTGCAAAGCAAAGACCAGAATGGGAGATTGTCGGTGCATTTGCATCCGATCCCATTTCTATTACTTCAATCGAAGCAGGTTCTGGTGGAGTTCCAAACAATCAGGTCACAGTAACAACAGCAGTAGATCACGAACTTTCAGCAGGAACTCCTATCAAGATTACTGGTGTATCTCCAGTAGATTACAACATTTCAACAAAAGTTCAGAATGTTGATCCAGATAATCCGAGAGTATTCACTTATCTTCTTCCAACATTTAGAAAAAATCTTCCTACTCCAGGAACTGCTTCTGGTGCAGAAGTAACGATTGAAACTGATACGGTATCTGGTGCATCTCCATATATCTTCAATATTTCAATGCGTTCCGTTTATGGTTTGAACGGAATGTTAGCAGACGGAAGTAAGGCATCTGGTTTCCGTTCGATGGTTGTTGCACAGTTTACTGGTGTTTCACTACAAAAAGATGATCGTGCATTCGTAAAATATAACAAATCTTCAAGAAACTATGATTCTATTGGCATCACTAGAGTTTCCGGTGCAGATTTGTCAAATGGTTCTTCTTCAACAAATCCTGACAAAATCTACCATTTAGATTCTGAAGCCATCTATCGTAAAGGATGGGATCAGACACACATCAAAATCACCAATGATGCGATCTTACAGATTGTTTCCGTGTTTGCGATTGGATATAATAAACACTTTACTTGTGAGAGTGGTGGTGATGCTTCTATTACAAACTCCAACTCAAACTTTGGACAACTATCTCTTGTTGCCGATGGATTTAAAAAGACGGCATTTGCAAAGGATAATAAAGCATTTATCACTCACGTTATTCCACCAAGATCTACAAATGAAGCAGAAGAAAATATCGATTGGTTGAGTATTGATGTTGGTGTTACAACAGCAGCTGGTATTTCAACACACCTCTATCTTCGTGGATTTGAATCAAGAGATGATGTTCCACCAGTACTGACTCAGGGATATCGTATTGGTGCAAAAGTCAATGATAAGTTGTTTGTAAATGTTGGTTCCGGAACCAATGAGGCAAACATCTTTATGCAAGATGGTTCTTCGACATCATTCAAAGAGTTTGATGTTACTGCCATAGCAGATAGCAAATTAACGATTGGTTTAAATCACAAACTACAAACTGGTGAAAAAGTCATTCTTCTGAGTGATTCTGCAGACTATCCAGAAAATATAGAACCACATAAGGTTTATTTTGTAATCTCTCTTGCCGATGCGACTGATGTTGCGGATAGACCCAAGATTCAGTTGGCATCAACAAAGACGGATGCTGACAATAATAATGCCATAACATTATATGGTGGAACAGATCTTAGAGTTAGAAGCAGAGTTACTGATAAATCTGCCGGAGAGGCAGGAAGTCCTGTCCAGTTTGATACTGCACAAAGTCGTTGGTACATTACTGTCGATTCATCGAACGGTATCTACTCCACTCTCAATACTCTTGGTGTTGCCGGTATTGGTGCAGAAACAAATCCATCTTTTGTAAAGAGAAATCCCGATAACAGAAGTTTAGATGAAAAGATTTATAAGTTCAGAGTTGTTATTCCAAAAGAACTTCCAAACGCAAAGACACCCGAATCTGGATTTATTATTCAAGAATCCAGTACAACTGGTTTTACTTCCACTGCAGAATCTAGTTTTACAACTATTGGACTCAATAACTTCGAATACAATAGGAATCCAAGATTCATTTCAACGTGTTCTCATAGTGGAGGAATTTCTTCCGTAATCACCGAACTTCCACACAATCTTGAAGTTGGTGAACAAATTATCATCACTGATGTAACAGATACTAATAATACTGTTGGATCCGCAACCAGTGGATACAACGGAACATTTACTGTTGCATCCGTAAGTGCCGACAATATGTCATTCACTTATGCAAATGCAACTGGCAATCCGGGAACATTTAATAATAATACCAGTACAAGAGATATCAATCTGCCAAGATATCAAAGAAACGATTTGCAGAGTAACTTCTATGTTTATCGCAATGAAGTCATTAATGAATATATTGATGGACAACAAGATGGTGTGTATCACATCTATGCACTGAAGGCAGACAATGCAATCACTACAGAGTTTACGGATCTTGAATATGGACAAAATGTTACTGATCTTTATCCACAAACTGATAGAGATAATGTAAATGATAATCCGGCATCAACTAAATCGAGAGCACTGTCTTTCCCAATCGGTGATGTTCATACCAGTGATCTGAAAGGAAGCATTACAAGAGAGTCTGCTGATTCTCTTGTAACTCATCTTGCCGGTGGACTGATTGTTGATTCGGTTCTTCCACTAAGTGCCGGTATTCAGACAGTTACTTTCTCCAGAAATCACACATTTGCTGGTGTATCTACAGCAGCACTTACGAGTGCAGGTACAGGAACGAGAACAAACGGAACATATTATAATGTAAAACTCTATAATAATAGTGCATATTCATCTTGGAATGGAGCAACTGGTATTGTAAGTGTAACCAGTAATACGATTCAATCTTTCCAGATTCAGGCACCTGGTTCTGGTTATTCAAGTGGAGATACACTCTACTTTGATAACAGTGCAATGGGTGGTAATCAAGATGGTTATATCACTCTTTCAAACTCTGGTATTATTACATCTATTGGTGAGGCACTTCAGTTTACTGGTATTTCAACCATTTCGGATGCATATTATAGAATCACGGATGTTCCAACAGTCAATAGAGTTGCAATCGCAAGAACTACTGGTGATCCTATTCTGAAGGCAGGACACATCGTTCTCAATACAGGTCCTTCCATTGTCATAAGTTCTTCTACTTTTGCAAGTGGCACTACGACTTTCACCTGTTCATCAGCACACGGTCTTGTTGCAGGTAATAAGTTCAGAGTTGTTGATTCAAGTAATAACAATCTTGGTGATTATCTTGTCAAATCAAGAGTCAGCACCACAGTATTTACTGCCACAACCACAACTCAACTAACGAGTCCTGCAAGAATATTCAAACATAGTTTCTCATCAAACTCTGGAGTATCTGATAGAAGTCAGGAAAACTTGGCTGCTAGACAACAATACTTCTATGATGGAGATACTCTAACCATTAGTAATAGTGGAAATGTTATTGGTCTAACCACAACACTTATTCCGGTAACTCATCCAAACTCTGGTGCAGCAGCTGGTGTTGGAATCACAGAAAGATTCCCACTTGGAACTTACATTCAGGTTGATGATGAGGTGATGAGAGTTGCATCTTCAACTCTCACAGGAGTCAATAAAATAACCGTTCTTCGTGGAGTATTTGCATCTAATGTCGGAATACACTCTGATACATCACTGATTAAAAAGATTAGACCAGTTCCCGTTGAATTCCGCAGACCATCAATCATTCGTGCATCAGGTCATACATTTGAATATCTTGGTTATGGTCCTGGTAACTATTCAACTGGTCTTCCACAGGTTCAGACAAGAACTCTGACAGAAAGAGAAGAGTTCCTTTCACAGGCACAAGAAAGATCTGCCGGTATTGTTGTTTATACTGGTATGAACAACAGAGGTGACTTCTATATTGGTAATACTAAGAAGTCTTCCTCTACTGGTGAAGAAACCTCATTTGATACTCCGATTCCTACAGTAACTGGTGAAGATCCGGCACGTTTGAGTGCAATCTTCGACGAGATTACTGTTAAGGAAAGAATCATTGTTGAAGGTGGAGATTCTAGGCAAATCCTTTCACAGTTTGATGGACCAGTCACATTTGGTGGTGAAGTAAGAGTTAAAAATACATTATCACTAACTGGAAAATTTAAATCATCCAATCAAGAAGAATCAAATAGTTTAGGAAATGGTTCTGTTGTAATTGATGGCGGTGTTAGTATTGCCAAGAATGTGAATGTCGGAGGAAATATGTCCTTCCCCGATGAGAAGAAACTAGTATTTGGAACTAATCCATCATCTCCCGACAATAAAAATCATCAGTTAGAAATTTATGCTTCTCCATCAACCAACTCATATGGATCAAATATTATAGGTTGTGCATCAACTGATAGAGTACTTCGTGTTCAGACAAATGGAGCATTTGTTGTAGAAGGCACTGATGGGCAGAATCTTATCAGAGCAACGAATCCTAAGTGGACGCAAACTATTTCTTTTGCGAATAACCCTGGAGGAAAGGGATCAGTTGAACTTTATTATATTGATGACCCAATAGGAGGTGGAGATGTCAATAATGATGATGGTCTAAGACTCTATACAACTACCTCTGGTGCTACTGTCACTGGAACTCTTCTTGCTACTACAGCATTAAAGGTTGAAGATAATAGTCATATTTATGCTGGCACTGGAGATGATATAGACATTTATCACAACGGAAATAACTCCTTCATTGATAATGATACGGGTCATCTCTACATTCGTAATAATGTTGATAATGATGATGGTTCAAACATTTACATCCAGGCTAAGTCTGGTAAAAATAGCATCATTGTTTATGATGATGCTGGTGTAAGACTTTATCATAATGATGATAAGAAATTTGAAACTACCACTAGTGGCACTACTGTCACTGGAACTCTTCTTGCTACTACAGCATTAAAGGTTGAAGATAGTAACCACATCTATGCTGGTACTGGGGATGATATAGACATTTATCACAATGGAACCAATTCCTTTATTGATAATGATACGGGTCATCTCTACATTCGTAATAATGTTGATAATGATGATGGTTCAAACATTTACATCCAGGCTAAGTCTGGTAAAAATAGCATCATTGTTTATGATGATGCTGGTGTAAGACTTTATCATAATGATGATAAGAAATTTGAAACTACCACTAGTGGCACTACTGTCACTGGAACTCTTCTTGCTACTACAGCATTAAAGGTTGAAGATAGTAACCACATCTATGCTGGTACTGGGGATGATATAGACATTTATCACAATGGAACCAATTCCTTTATTGATAATGATACGGGTCATCTCTACATTCGTAATAATGTTGATAATGATGATGGTTCAAACATTTACATCCAGGCTAAGTCTGGTAAAAATAGTATTATCTGTAATGATGATACTTCTGTTGCACTGTATTACAATGACAGCAAGAAATTTGAAACTATTGATACTGGTGCTAAGGTTACTGGAGAACTTCAGGTCACTGATGACATCACAGCATTCTATTCTTCTGACGAAAAACTGAAGGACAACATTACACCTATTGATGATCCACTTGCAAAAGTTCTTTCACTTGGTGGTTATACATTTGACTGGAACGAGAATACTAATAATGAAGGAACTGAGACTGGTGTGATTGCACAAGAAGTTGAGGCTCTGGGACTTCCAGGAATTGTCACAACGAGAGATAATGGATACAAGGCAGTTCGTTATGAAAAACTTGTTCCACTGCTTATAGAGGCAATCAAAGAACTCTCTGGTAAGGTTGAAGCACTTGAGCAAAAACTACAAGATAAATAACTCTAAAGCTTATAATAATGGCAAATATTAGAAAGTCATTTAATTTTAGGAATGGTGTTCAAGTTGATAATGATAACTTCGTTGTAAATGCGAATGGATTGGTTGGAATCGGAACTTCTATTCCTACCGAAGCGATTGATGCAATCGGAAATGCAAAAATAAGTGGTCTAACTACCACAGCAAACTTAGGTGTTGCCGAAACTGCAAACTTTTATGGTGATCTTAAGGTAGGAAATATTAATCTCGATTCTACGAGTGGTATTGTAACTGCCGTTTCATTTTATGGAGATGGATCTACATTATCCAATGTATTTGCAATCTCAACAACTGGTTGGGTAGCACAAGGAGTTGGATTACATACATTATCAAGATCGGTTGGTATTGGCACCACCAATCCAGTTTATAAGTTACAGATAGGATTAGATCCTGTAACAGGTGTCGGTGTCGGCATTACAAATGGAAATATAATAGTCTCGGGTATCATAACCGCCACCACATTTGTTGGTAATGTAACTGGAACGGCAACGACTGCAACAAATCTTTCTAATGCTGCCAACATCACAACTGGAACCATTAGTAATGATAGACTTCCTAGCAATATTGATAAGCCAACAGGTATAATCACAGCATCAAGTTTTGTTGGTGACGTAACAGGAACCGCAACAACTGCCACCAATCTATCCAACGCTGCTAATATTACTACAGGAACTATTAGTGATGCAAGACTTCCTAATGTAATCACATCTGATATTAACTCATCTGGAGTATCTACTTTCACTACACTTAAAGTAGGAACTGGAATCACAATGTTTGGTGGTATCATTACTGCCACAACATTCGATGGTTCATTTACAGGAGATTTAACTGGTGTTGCTTCTACAGCAACTCAATTAGAAACTGCAAGAAATTTTTCACTTAATGGTCCGATATCGGCACCGGCAACATCTTTTGATGGAACAGGAGATGTTGTTTTAAACACTTCCATCGGAAATACTTTCAGTGCAAATACAACCGGAATTATTACTGCGAGCATTTTTTCATCAACTCTTACAAGTTCAAATTTCCTAAATGTTGGCATTGGAACCTTTGATGATTTAAGAATTAATAAGGATTCTGGTGCAAGTCTTGTTGTTACGAGTACAACAAACTCATCAGTAAGTATTGGTGAATCTGTAGGTGCAGGTAATAGTAGTGCTCAGTTCCTCTATACACCCGGTACAGGACGTTTAGACATCACCAACTATGATGTAGGTGGTGTGAGCATTAACCTTCACGAGGGCACTGGTACAGGCACTACAGAGAGTTTTAATGTTAAGTATGATAATACCAAGCAGTTTGAAGTTACTTATGATGGAAAAGTAGGAGTCAATCGTGGAGGCACTCCACTCACAAGAAACTTTGAAGTTGGTGGTGATGCATTTATTTCACAAAATGCAGTAGTTTCCGGTATTCTCACAATAAATCAAGGTGGTCCAAATGAGATTACTTTAGGTGATGGTAGTCCTATACCAATTCGTGATGATCAAAACTTCAATACTGTTTCTGGTATCAGTACGTTTAACCAATTAAACGTTATCAATAGTTTTAGTTATACCGGTCTTTCCACAGTTTTCTTTGGTGGAGAAGTTGGAATTGGAACAACAAGTAATGATGGTTTCTTAACCGGACCAAATCAACTAAAAGCACACGTAGAAGGGTCTACTTGGGCAAAAGAAGGTTTTTATACTGCCGGAAAACTTGTAATCACTGATAAGGCAGATGGATCTATACATACGGATGATCGAGTTATTCCAAGTTCTCCGATTGACTATGGTGCCGTTGTTCCCTTTGTTGATTATGGCGACTTCCAAGTAGAAACTGGTGGAGCATCATTAATAACCAATAATGTATTGATGGTTCCTGGTGTTGGTCAGGCAACCGTAGGATTTGGGACAACAAACGGTGGATTAATTCCGGCAAGTTTCCTTGCAGGTGGTAATAGATATCTGACTAAAGTTGGTATCAATACTTATTATGCAAGAAGTTTGTTTGATGTAGGAACAGCATCAACCACGATGAACTCCTACTTCATTCCACCATCTCTGACACAATCAGAGATCAATATTATGAAAGATTTATGGAATACTCCCACCGGAACAGGATACACTGCGGCAAATAAAGTTACTCCAGATGGTATTATTCCTGGCGCAATCGTTCATAATAAAACAACAAACACAGTTCAAGTTGGGCACGGAACAGATTCATTCAGAAACCTAAGTCCTGTAGTTGCATTTGCGACTGTTGATAGTGGAAGTTTAGTCTCAACTGATGGGTATAATCTTGGATTAACAAATAACCTCACTAACGCAATCTTTGCATTTGATACTGCACTATCATCGGCAAACTATACAGTAATGGTTTCTGCCGGAAGCACCACAGAATCTTACACAGTCCCAGAGGCACAAAAACTTACAACGGGATTTAGAATCACATTTAGTCCTTCTAATGCCAACACACAAAGTTACAGTGTAATGATACTTCAAATCTGATACTTGACAAGACTCTAAAAACCCTGTAGACTACCTTTGTCTGGGTTGAAGATGAGAGTCTAAGCCACTTTGAGAACCGTCCACTGGGTCGCACTGGGGACGGTTTTCTGCTATAATAACAAGGTATTCGATAGGAACCGATGCCCATCACACTGCGTTCTCACCAACAAGATGCTGTTGATGCAATGTGGGACAACAATAAGGGTCAGGTCATCATTCCTACGGGTGGTGGTAAGACCATTTGTATGATTCAGGATCTTATTCATCAGCACGCTGTTCCTTGTGGTCACACCACAGTTGTTGTTGCTCCTCGTATTCTTCTTGCAGAACAACTTTGCAGTGAGTTTCTGGAGGTGATTGACACTACCAACACTCACATTATGCACGTTCATAGTGGTGAGACTCATCACTTTAGCAGCACGAATCCTTCAAAGATTCATTTGTTTGCTAACACTGCACGAACTGCTGGTGAGAATGTCATCATCTTCACCACCTATCATTCTCTGCATCGTCTGATTGATGCGGATATTGAAGTCAACAACATTTACTTTGATGAAGCACATAACTCAGTTCAACGTAACTTTTTCCCTGCTACGGAACACTTTGCTTTTGATGCTGACCGCTGCTATTTCTTCACTGCTACTCCTAAGCATTCTCTTACTGTTTCCAAGCCTGGGATGAATGATCCTGAGGTCTATGGTAAAGTCATCTGCAATGTTCCTGCTCCTAAGTTGGTAGAAGAAGGTTATATCCTTCCTCCTAAGGTTGTTGTGAAGCAACTGGATATGGTACAGGACAAGCAGATGATTGCTGACCGTGATTCTCAGAATCTGCTTGACACTATTGATGAGAATGCTCTGGATAAGATTCTTATCTGTGCTCGTTCTACCAAGCAGATTGTCAAACTTCTGGCAGAATCTGACTTCCGTAAAGAGTTGTCCGAGCGTGGTTATTCGGTGATGTATATTACTTCCAAGACTGGTGCCATTATTGACGGTCAGAAGGTCAACCGTGAGGTATTCTTTGACACTCTGAATGCTTGGGGTAAGGATTCCTCTAAGAAGTT